AAGTATTAGATGCAGTAATAATGATTTATGAAGTTGAAGTATATACAAGTGAATATGAAAAGGAAAAAAGGACTAAAGTAGAATATTGGGATTTAGATGGAGTAAGATATTATATTTATGATGGTTCTAATTTAATTGAAGATGTTGAAGAAGTAGAAAAAAGAAAAGATTTAGTTATAGGAAAAGATACAGAAGGAACAAGTATTTTAGCACATTTTAAAATTGGAGATACTCTTCATAATTGGAAGAAGATACCATTTATATATTTTAAGTATAATGGTGAAGAAATGCCACTGATACATCTACTAAAATCATTAGTAGATTGCTATGATGAATTATGTTCAAAAACTGCAGATGCAATATATGATGCACCAGAAGGAGTTAATGTAGTAAAAAATTATCAAGATGAGGCAGGAACATTTCAAAAAAATCTTGCAACATATAATACTGTATTTTTAGATTCTGATGGAGAATATGATAGAAAAAATATAGAATTAAACATAGAAGCGTTTAAAAGTTTTATAGAACAATTAAGAAAAGATATCTATGAAGGTGGTTCTGGAGTAGACACACAAAGTGAGAAGTTTGGAACAAAAGAGTCTGGTGTAGCACTTAAACAACTATATGCGGATTTGGATTTAGACTGCAGTAATATAGAAACTGAATTTAAAAGTAGTTTAGAGTATTTTATGTTTTTCTATAATAATTGGATAGAAATGACACAAGGAAAAGATTATACAGAAAAAGAAGTTGAATTTATATTTAATAAAACAATGACAGTAAATGAAAAAGAATTAATAGAAACTTTAGTAAGTAGTATGGATATGTTAAGTTTAGACACTATACTTTCAATACATCCATATGTTAATGATGTAGAGGATGAAAAGGAAAAAATCCAAACACAACAAGAAGAAGAAATGAAAAAACAAGAAAGTGAATATGATAAAATGATAAAAGAACTTAATAATAATTCTACAAAAAACAATAAAGATGGTGCAAAAGTTGGTGATAAGTAATGAGTAGTAATGCAGAATATTGGATAAAAAGATTTGAAGAACTTGAAAAGGCACAACTTTTAAATGAAGCAAAATATATTACAGAACTTCAAGAAGCATATGAAAGAACATTAAGTTCAGTAAAAAAAGAAATAAATAATTGGTTAATAAGATTTGCAGTAAATAATCAAATAAGCATGAAAGAAGCAAAAAAATGGTTAAATACTCAAGAACTAAAGGAACTAAAATGGGACATTGATGAGTATATAAAGTATGGCCAAGAGAATGGTATAGATTTAGTATGGAAAAAAGAATTAGAGAATGCAAGTGCAAGAGTTCATATTTCAAGATTAGAAGCATTGCAGGTTCAAATACAACAACAGATTGAAAAATTGTACTATGATGAACAACAAACTACTAATGATTTTATTATTGAATCATACAAAGATACTTATTATAAAACTGCTTATGAATTGCAAAAAGGTTCAAATGTTGCATTTAAATTTGCTGCATTAAATATTGATGCAATTCAAAAAATTATATCTAGGCCATGGACAAGCGATGAACAAACATTCTCAGATAGAATATGGAAAAATAAAAAAGCATTATTAGATACCCTACAGAAAGACTTAGAAAAATCTTTAAGAGGAGATGCAGATGAATTAATAGATAAAATTTCAAAAGATTTTAATGTGGCCAAAGGAAAAGTAGGAAGGTTAGTAATGACAGAATCAGCTTTTTTTTCTAGTGCATCAAGAAAAGAATGCTTTAATGAATTAGGAGTAGAAAAGTATATAAACATAGCAACATTAGATTCAAAAACATCAGAAGAATGTAGAGAAATAGATGGAAAAGTTTTTGAAATGAAAGAATATAAAGTTGGAGTTACAGCTCCACCTTATCATATATGGTG